CATAAACGCCGTAATAAGAAAAGCTCCAACAATCAAAACAAAGTAGCTGGGGCATATACACCACAAGATACAACTCCTATAGTGATTTACCCAAAACAACAAGCCAGTGTTACTCAACCACAAAGAAGTTTTATGTCTTTCTTAACAGACGTAATAGGTATGGAAATGCAGCTCGGAACAGGAATAGCCACAGGAGATCCTCAACAAGTTATAGCTTCTGCCGATGCTTATGGACAAATTGTCAGACACTCCGGCGGTAAAATTCCGGGTAGAGGAGAAGTTATTGCAATGCTAAAAGGTGGAGAAACTGTTCGTACAGAAGGACAGGAAGAATCATTACAAGATGATTTGGCAAAGAAAAATGCTCCTGTTATTCCTATCGGAAGTGAAAATAAACAATCCTCAAATCCACAATCTCATGTATCTAATAGTTTCACAAAGCAGGATGAACAATATATTATAAGTTTGGTTGCTGATGCATACAGACGAAACAGATTTGGTTTTAGAAAAATGATGACATAGAGGTTTAAATAATGACAGATACGTTTAATTTCAACTATAACAGAGCTTATACGGCAAGTGTTCAGTTCGCTACCATTGTAGATGAAAAATTTACAGGTAAAGAACAGCGCCGAGACGCTTGGACAAATCCTAGAAGAAAATGGATTCTTGAGTTTGAGAAGAATAAAGTCGACAGGGAATCTCTGGTAAACTTTTTTATAGCCCAAAAAGGTCGTAAAAAAGTTTTTAATTGGACTTGGGCTACTGATAAAGGCGGAGACGGTCAAACTTATCTCGTAAGATTTGATACAGACGAATTACAGCTTGATATCCTTGAACTGGGCTATTCTAAGTTTAGTATTACAATAATACAGGTATTTGAATAATGTCTAAAAATCTAACTCCAAATCAAATAACAGAAATAGCAAAACCTGAACTTAAAACTAGGGTTCTTGTAACAATATATCTCGATGAAGGTCCTTTAAGAGTTCTTGAAAATGATACTGTTCAGCTTATAAACATTGACGGTAACGATTATTTTGCAGGTATGGTAACCAGAAGTGATATTGAAACAGCAATGGGAGGCACTGTTGAGAAAGTAAATATTATTATTTCAAACATATGGCAAGAAATCTCAGGAATAATCGCTAATGAAGGGGATACTTTAACAAATCGTAAATGTAAAGTAGAAGAAGTCATTTTTGACGGAGATACTTCAACAATTATTGATGATCCGATTTTATTATTTGAAGGTTTAATAAATAGTATAAAACTGACAGCGAAGACTTTTTCATTTGATGTAGAAAGAGTTTTGGGCGGTTATTCAACACAAAGTCCTAATACAACATACGATGTTAACTGTCAATGGAAATTCAAGGATGAGCGTTGTCAATATTCAGGCGGTGAAAATCCATGTGATAAAACTTGGACTACCTGCAGAGTTAAAGAAAGATTTGGCGGTTATCCGTCTATTCCAAAAGAAATGGTAATTTCAGCAAGGTAAAAAATAATGAAAGAAAAAATCGATAATTTAATAAAAAAAGTTGGCACAAAATATCAAATGTTTTTCGAAGACGGAAATTATTTAGGATGCTTTTTTCCTGTATATGAGGTTTTTCCTAACCTTCCTAAATTTCCATTACCTGATATGGATTTACAAAATCCGAAAAACTTTGAATATGGTGTGACTAAAATTCTTGAATATGCAAATGAGATTTCAGAAAATGACTTAAAAATAGGCGATATAATTTGCACAAAATATAGAGAAGAACTGCATGTTGCATTATATATAGGCAAAGGGAAATTTATTCACGTTTTTCGTGATCATTCTCTTCAAATTAATAATTTGAGTTTTTTTAGAAAAGATAGAATAAGGTTTTTTAGGGTGGAACAATGATAATATCAACACTTGTAACTTCACTTACCATAGGAGCTCTTGTTGCAGGAGCTGCTGGTGCTGTAGTAGGAGGCATTCAAGGTGGTTTTAGCGGAGCATTAAAAGGATTTTTTACTGGCTTTTTAACTGGAGGAATAGGTGTTACTGCAGGCGGAACAAGCGGAGCCTTCAAGAAAAACTCGTCTGGGGGTAATAATACAACCAGTGCGTCTCCTACTTATTCATTCGGTCCGCTTCAAACACAAGTAAGCAATCAGCTTTGCAGACCAAGAATATACGGCAAAGTGAAATGTGCCGGTAATATTATCTGGCAAAATGTTTCAGGAGGAAGCACTATTAACAGAATTATCTGTTTTGGTGATGGGGAAATAAAAGGAATTTCTAATGTAAAGTTTAATGATATCCTTGTAAATGAATTGCCGGGTTGTTCATATACAGCTTATACAGGCAATGGAACACAATTACTGGATAAAGATCCAAATACAGGAGCTGAACTGTCAAGAATACCAGGCTCGACTCAAGAAGAAAAAGCAAGAGTTGTTGGTGGGCTTAAATATGATGCCTATCTTGCAATAACCGCACAAGCCTCTGAAAAAGTAAGTGGCGGTTTTAACGTCACGGCAGAGCTTGAAGGTTCAAAAATTAAAGTTTATTCAGACATAACAAATTATACGGTTCAGTATTCAAATAGCCCTGCTTGGTGCATTCTTGACTTTTTAACAAGTTATAACTGCTGTGGGATCTCTCCAGATGAAGTTGATATTCAAAGTTTCCTTGATGCTGCAGAATATTGTGATGAATTAGTAGGTTATAATCTCACAGGAACGGCGAGTAATAGTGCTAATAGCAATATAGTTACAGGAACAAGTACAAAATTTAAAACAGAAGCCCGTGTTGGCAATAAAATCACTATAGGTTCAGAAACTAAAACTATTACTGAAATTTCAAGCGATACATCACTAAAAGTTGATAGTAATTTTACAAATGCCAATACGAATGCAAATGCTGTTGAAAAACAGCCGAGATTTACTCTTAATGTTATTCTTGATGTTAAAAAATCTCGACTCGATTGGTTAGAAGATATGTTAGTCTGCTGTAGAGGTTATATAACATATCAAAATGGCAAAATATCATTAAAGATCGAACAAATTGAAAATACAATGCAGGTATTTACACCTGATAATATAATTACTGACTCTGAGCGATTCTGGACAACTTCAAGAGAAGAAAGATACGACATTGTAAAAGTTCAATTTATTGATCCTGATAATGAATACGTTAAAGTTTATGCACAGGCAGAAGCTTCTGTATTTCTGAATGAACAACCTATAGTACAAGAAGTTCCGGCTTATGGTGTAACTAATTTTAGACAGGCAAGCAGATTAGCTTGGTTCTACCTTAATCAAGCAGCAACTTGTAATAAATACATTTGTTTTCAGACAACTAAAGAAGGCTTAGACAGAACAGTAGGAGATGTTATTGAAGTAACATCAACCTTCTTAGGTTATTCGAATAAAAAAATGCGTATAATTCATATGGCGGAAGCTCAAGAAGGACAAATAGAGATTGTTTGCAAAGAATATAATCCTGTTCTTTATAGAGATAATCTTGGAAGTGCTGCCCCTGTTTATAATGTTATAACTTTAAATAATGTATTTACTTATCCTCCTGATATAACTTCGTTTGTAGCTTCTCAAAATAACAATTTAATTCAGTTTAACTGGCAGGAAGTTCCGAGTTATGACAATATTACTTATGAAATAAGAGAAGGTGATAGCTGGAATACTTCAAGTGTTGTTGCAACAGGATTAACAGGAAATAATTTTTCTACGAGCGATGTAAGGATTGGTACTCATAAATATTGGATAAAGGCAAAAAACAAATATGCTTATTATTCAGAAAATGAAAAGCTGAATGTACTTATAATAAATGAATTAATTGACACAAATATTATAGTAAGTCAGGATTTGCTTGATGAAGACTTACTCGAAGGAACTTTTAATAATTGTTATGCGCTTCACAATAAAATTTATTTAAATTCAAATGAAACGTGGCAAGATACCGGCGATTGGCAAAATACAGACCAATATTATGAAATAGACGGATTATGGGGAACAAATGTAATTGATTCCGGTTCTTATGAATCTCCAGTTTATGATATAGGTTCAAATTTAATTTCCAGCGTGAATATTAATTATAATTTCTATAAATCTGATGAAAGTGCAACTATTCAAATTGAGTGGAAGTACTCTGAAGACAATGTTACTTGGACAGATTATCATTCATTTAGCCTTGGAAGTTATAAATTCAGGTATTATAGATTCAAAATTACTATGAATACACCTTTAAACAAGGATTGCAGTCTTGATACACTTGTTGTGAATATTGATGTTCCTGACAGAGATTTATATTTTGGAGATCAAACTATATCAAATGCTTCTACTGGAGTTACTTTAACGTTTGATCCTGCTTATGTAATTATACCTGCTGTTGTTGCAAATATTTCTGACGGTACAAGCGGTTATTGTGTAATTTCTGCGAAAAGTACATCTCAGGCGACAATAAAAGCCTATAACAACTCAGGAACTGCGATAACGGCAAAAGTTGATGTAAGAGTTAAAGGATATTAAATAAAGGAGATTATATATGACAACTTATACTTGGACAGACAATGCAATGCAAAGTGGCAGTTCTTGCGATGTCAATAAAGTCAATGAAAATTTAATGCATTTAAAATATGATAATTTACCGGATGTAGCACCAAAACATCTCGTTCCTCAATGTGTAAATACAGGTAAATTAGTAAACGGTCAAACTAATGCTATAGGTGCAGGATCGGGATTAAGACCGCAAATACAAGCAGCTACAGTAAATATGACCGGAAACAACCAATCTGGAGAAACGCTTAAAAAGTTTATTTTAAATTCTGATTTTAATATTCCTAAAGACGCTCCGGCTAATAAAAGAAGCTCTGTAGTTCTTCTGAATGGTTCGACAGGCACACCTTCAACTGATGCTGCTAAATGGGACTATGCTTGTCAAAGAAGGCTAAGAGGGAATTTGCCTCAAAAAAATATAGCTCAAAATAATTTACTAATGGATTTTAATTCATCTTTAACCTACGACTATTATGGAAATTCCGTTACGGTACTCGGCAATCCCACATTATCAAGCGGAAAATATGTTGGAGATGGCACAGGAGATGGGCTTAAATGTACCACGATAACTACGTTAGGTAATGATAAATGGACTATTGAAGGTAGATTTAAGTTTACTGGTTCGGCTAAGAGTTATGACACCTTATTTCGGAGTAAGACCACCTATGGTTTTTGGTTAGCTCGTGGCGCAGATAATAAACTTATATTGTTTGCTTCCGCAAATGGTTCAAGTTGGGGCATATCCGACTCAATACAGGGAACTAAAGCTGATTTTGATAATACTTCTGAATATCATATTGCAATAGAGTTTAATGGTTCTACTTATAAAGTCTATGTGAATGGCGTTTTAGATATAACCGTTACAAGTTCTTCTACAATATACTCATCTTTAACCGCTTTTATAGTAGGGCTATTTAATGATGAATCATCTCACTCATTAGCAGGAACTATGGACGATATTAGAGTAACAATAGGCTACAACAGATACGGTACGACTTTCACTCCTCCTGCAGCCGGAAGTTTAACAATGGATAATATAGTTCCAGATTATACGCCAACTAATTTATTTATGGATTTTTCTAGCTCACTTACAGAAGATAAATATAACAATACTGTTTCTGTTATCGGAAATCCTACTCTTTCAGGTGGGAAATACGTTGGAGATGGTTCTGGAGATGGACTTAAATGCAGTACTATCACCACGCTCGGACAAGATAAGTGGTGTATTGAGGGTAGGTTTAAACAAAATGACTTAAACCAAGGTATAATTATTGGTGCAAGCTCAAACTACGGTATTAGATTATACTTTGGCTCGAGATTACTAATCTATCTAAGCTCTAATGGTTCTTCTGATGATATAGCTAATGGTGTGCAAGGGAGCAAGACTGACTTTAACACTACTAATGAATATCATATAGCACTTGAATTTGATGGAAATACATATAAGGTCTATGTTGACGGGGTTGCAGATATAAGTATTACATCATCATCCAAAATATATTCCATATTAACAGCTTTATTATTTGGTATTAATGGGGTAAACACTCAATCATTAAATGGGACTATAGATGACCTTCGAGTTACAATAGGGAATGTTCGCTATGGTGCAGCAGGATTTACACCGCCTGCAGTTGGTTCTTTAAGCCCTGATCAATATTGGGAAGATACTAATACAGGCAAAATGTATTATGGTTCTCCTGCAAGTTGGACAGAAGTTGAGGCTGTCTTTTTGGGTGAAATTAATACAAATGCAAGTGCTGTAACTGATTCTCGGACTTATGCATATAATAGGTATGAGGAAAGTGCTGAATTAACAGCTGGACAGGCAGCAGGAAAAAAAGAATATACGCACAATATAGGATTTAAAGTAGATCCCGCAAAAGTAAAAACAAAATTAATTAATAAAATACCGGAAATAGGTTATACAATAGATGAAGAAGTGAACGGATATGACATAAATTCATCTTACTCTCCGATTCATTTTTACAGCCTTGAGAGTTCCACAATCGGTTATGCTACAGCGGGTGGTTTTGTTATAACTAGCAAAACAGGCACTCCGACTACTCTAACAGCTAATAATTGGAAGCAGAAATTTATAATTGATGAAAGGTAATAATAATGACAAGAATATATGAAGGCAACTTAATATCAACATATAATCCTGAAACAGATGGGTTTTTAGCTCCGGACGGAAATACTTATTCTGAGACACCCGAAATTGGCTGGCAAATTGTAGAAAAGCCAAATCCCGGCTTTAAATATCAAGATGGCAAAATTGTTCCATATTTAAAACCATTAATTGATGCTAAAAATAATCAAGATGATCAAAATTGCACAGCAAGATTTACTCAAGGTGCAGTGATAAATGGACATAAGCTTGATATTAATACAGAAGCTAAAATCAATATGCTGGCAAAATTATCTATGACTCCGGATGGTCAAAATATAGATTGGATGGATTTTGATTGGAACTGGTTTACGGTTACAAAAGAAGAATTTGTGCAACTTGCTCAAGGCGTTATGGATAAAATACAAGCTATT